TTGCCTGAGATGCAACCTATCGCTAGTATTGATATTGATGTGGCTGTGGATATGCCTGACATGCCAGTACAAATTGATATGCCTGCACCCATTCAAGAAATAAAAATAGAGATGCCAGCAGATATACCTGAGATTGCTGACGTACAGCCAATCCAAGAGATACAAGAAATTGAAGTAGAAATGCCAGAGATGGCAGAAACCGAAACACAACAGCCAGAGATGGCGGAGGTACAAAATGAAACAGGGGAAATTGAGCCAGAAACAGAAAAACAAGTTGAAGTCGCTGAGAGCAAAACAGAAGAAGGAAGCGACCTATCAGACCGAAGTGAAGGAGGAGAGCCAAGCGAAACAACAGAAGTTGCAGCAGGAGAAGATGAAGGAAGTAGTGGAGAAGATAACGGAAACAAAAAATCTGCAAGTAAATCTAAAACAAAAACTGATACTAAAACTGGTGGAGATACAAAGTCTGTTAAAAAGAAAGTTGACAAACCTAAAGCAACTTTGCCTGTCAATACTGCGAAACCTAAAACCATAGCACAACTGCCATTACCGATTGCTTATTTGCAAAACATAACAGAATCAATTACATTAGTGGAAACCATCAGCTTAGAACAGGAGATGATATATGGAGGGCAGCAAGTCGATAACCTTAACACCAGCGGTATTACTATCATTGCTCTTGACAATAATACCAGCAGCAGGTGGAGTAATCTACAAAATGAGTCAAAACGATTCAAAGCTCCAAAGTACCGTAGATGATATCAAGAAGATCAATACCAGATTAGGCAAGATAAAGAAGGCAGATACATCAGGGTTGTTGGATAGGATAGCCAAGCTCGAAGGTATCATAGAAACACAAACCATACAGCTTACAGAGATGAAAGATGAAATGTCTGAAATCTATGACGAGATAGAGAAGGCAGAAGATAGAGTATCTGAATGGTCAGAAAAGGAATTTGAGAAGCTGTATGAGATTGTCAACGATAACCCACTAGGTCGATAGCATGATACCAATGGAACTTATCAGCATGGGAGCATCCACAGTCATAGGTGGCGTGCTATCTATCATGGCACAAAAAGCCAAAGACAAAGCTGATGAACAAAGGTCATTGATGGCTAGAGCTGGGTTTCAGGCAGAACAATTCAATCGAGCTAGGAATGTAACCGACAGTTTTACCAAGAATACCAGGCGTTGGATTGCCCTCATGTGTGTCATGGCAATCATAGTCTTGCCCAAACTAGCACCTTTCATAGATCCCAGTTTAAATATTTATGTTGGGTATACTGAGGTAGTGTCGAAAGGTTTTTGGATATTTAGTAGCAGCACTGATATGACTTTATGGAAACCTCTCGATGGCTTGGTCATAACCCCATTGGACACTCATGTGGTATCTAGTATCATAGGGTTATACTTTGGTGGTAGCTTGGTAAGAAGGTAGCATATGAAAGATAATCTTATCTGGTATATCATCTTCACGATATTAATTATTGCTTGGTATTTAGCTTTATGAGAAAAGAACACAAGAATCCCAAAGGTGGTTTGACTGAAGCAGGGCGAAAATTTTTTAAAAGAACGCAGGGTTCTAATTTAAAACGACCTATCAAGTCAGGGACCAATCCAAGGCGGGTATCGTTTGCGGCACGCTTTGCAGGCATGCAAGGTCCAATGAAAGACGAGAAGGGTAGACCTACTCGTAAAGCATTGGCACTCAAAGCCTGGGGTTTTGGCAGTGTAGAAGCTGCTCGCAACTTCGCTAACCGACACAAGAAAAGCTGATGAAAGAACTAACGAAAAGACAGAAAGCTACGATGAAGAAGCACGAAAAACATCACACCAAAAAGCATATGAACTTGATGGTGGCAGAGATGATGCGTGGTAAATCCTTCACCGAAGCTCACAAGATTGCACAAAAGAAAGTAGGCAAGTAATTATTTTTTGTTACTCTGTAAAATACTATATGCAATGTAGTATGCTATCTGTGGCACAATGGCATTACCTAATCCTTTGATTCTTCCAACTCTACCTTTGTCCAGTTCATAGGAAATCCCATCAGGAACTCCACAAAGTTTGGATTGAGTTTGCCACCAGTTCTCCTCGCTTGAGCCTCCAGACATTTCGATGCTTGACTGTTGCCCTTCAAGCGGTATTTGTGTTCGCTGTTGGTCGGTGTCGGGTACATCTGTTGATACTCCACCACATCGTTTAGACTTGCTCCGTATCGTACCTTGCTCTTGTCCCTTTTTTTGCTCCACCCTTTCTCTGTTGGTATTACTCTCTTGCCCTCTGCTCCCTGATAATCCCTCGCTTTTGGTGTCGGGTACATCTTCTCCATATGGTGTACTGCATCCTTCAACTTCACGCCATATCTCACGCCCTTCTTGTTCTTCCTGGAGAAACTGCCATTGTGGAGATCTACATTCTTGACCACTCCTCCCTCTAAGTCGCAAGCTCTCGGTGTCGGATATTGTTTTATGTCCAATAATCCAGAGCCTTTCCCTTTTGTGCCACGCACCGATGGATGAAGCTGGAATAATAAATGTCCTTGTGTCGTAACCTTCACTCGCCAAGTCCTTGAGTACGGTATCAAGACCGAGTTTAATGTGTCCACTAACATTTTCTCCAACGAACCAAGTGGGCCTGCACTCTTGGACAATTCTAAAAGTGTCTGGCCAGAGGTGTCTTGGATCTTCTTCGCCTTTTTGTTTGCCTGCGACACTAAAAGGTTGACAGGGGTAGGAACAAGTGAGGATGTCAATGCCATCAACTCCTGTTCTTTCTTTGATATCTTCATAAGTCAACTCCTTCAAGTCATTAAATATTGGAACACTGGGAAAGTTCTTTTGCAATACTTGTCTTGGGTATTTGTCTATTTCACAAAAGGCAACCGTGTTGATACCTAGCTCACGAAAGGCTAAAGCCCAACCACCAATCCCAGAACATAAATCAACATGGTTCAAAACAAATCCTTGATGGTTACTGTTTTGGCTCGTATACTTCTGGCTTCTTTGGCAGGCACAACCTTCTCTGGCTGTGCTTTGTAGTTACGCATCTTGCGCTCTAATTGCACCATGCCCTGTATACTGTTGATCTGCCCTACCTCGTTATCTTCCAAAGCTGCTACCAATTTCATTTGTATTCTTTCCATCTCTTGCTCAGTTACTTGCACTTGTTCTTTTAGTCTTTGATAGTGTTGCACCTGACCTATTAGTTTTTCATCTAATTGCACTGGCTCAGTGCCAGTAACCTTGTTGTATTTATCTGCCATGGTTTGTAAATCCACAGGATCATAAATAGTATCTTGGTCAAGGTGTTGGTAAAAAGTCATGGCTTGTTGCACGATGTCAGCTTGGACAGCTTGTGAAGTAGGCATGACATAGCATCTGTGATCGTTGCCATTGAATAAGATTGCCACACACAAATAGTCGGCATCAGCAATCCAGGCTTGACATTCAGCTTGTAGATAGCCACGTCCATACGGAGTAAATCTTAATTCATCAACTGAGTTATAAGGCGTGCCTTGCATGTTCTTATACTCTACCACCATTTTGCCAGTCATATTCTCTAGCAGTTCGTCTTGTGGGGTGTATATTTTACCGTCAATGGGTGCCACCAAAGTTGGCTCAGAGAAATACACAATGGCATCTAAACTGGCATACAAGTCAAACGGTTTGCCTTTGCTGTCCTTGCCGAGTTCTTTGCTCATTACCTCCGTAACAGGGTACACAATGTCCAGTTCAAGCACCTGCTTGGTAAGTTCATGGATAGTGCCTTCTAATATCTTACCCATATCCATGCGCTCTTGTGTTTTCTCAGGGTGTTCTGGTTCTTGGTAAGTGCCTGCTCGTATGTCTTTAATTTTTTGCAACACCTTATGTGGACTAGCAAACAGATAAGGTATCTGACTGGCACTCAGCATGTTATCAGGGGAGAGCTTACCAAAACCTTTGTCTAATTTTTTCATTATTTTTCTCCTTTAAGTATAAAGCAAGCAATGTGTCTGCCTGTCCCTTTCCCTGGTGTTTTATCCTCAGTTGCTAACCATTTTATATCTCCTAAATTTCTTACCTCAGCACCTGATTTTAATAACATTAATATCCATTTATCTATTGGGTAAACTAATACAACATCTTTTCCTTTTTCTGTTTCAGCAATAGCTTTTCTTGCCCATGCAGTCGGACCTTTCTTTTTTCCTTCGTGCATAATAGAACCGAAAGGTGGGTTACAATAACTTGAGTTACCCCATTCACAAGTCAGCCCATCAAAACCATCTGGCAAGGGATATGGACACGGATCAAAGTCAAAATTAAACTCATCATCAAGTTTCTTATAAACATCATCAGGTGTTAACCAATAATGTTTTTTATCCTCTCCATTTCCTTTATGAAACTTATTATCTTTTGGCTCTAATTTTTTCATTATTTTTCCTATAAGTCAGTTGTAAATTCTTGGTTCTCGTCTTTAATCCATAGCATCTGATTACCTCTGGGCGTACCTGAAAACAAGATACGATT